TAAAAAATATTTTCAAAAATCTCTTGACAACTATTTCATGAAATGCTATAATGGTTATAGTTAGAAATGAGATAAAAACATTTCTAAAAATAAAATAAAAATAATTTAACAAAACACTTGACAAGCATTTTGAGAAATGCTATAATAGACTTAGTTAAAACAAAGGAGAAAGAAAATATGAAAAAACGTGAAATTTTAGCAAGAGTAAATAGTGCCAACAACTGGGAGAAAGTGCAAACACTTATTAAGCTACTAGCAGATGATGGGAGAATTGAGAAACAAGATTTCTATCATAATTACTATTATCAGGATTTAACAGATGGTTTAATGTTTATTTATTATTCTGGTGATAGTGTTGTATTTGTGGATAGAGAACCCGATACAAACACGTTTACAAATTTCAGAGTTAATCATAGAGATTATAAACTTAATGATGTGGTGGAAAGATAGGAGAAAGAAAATGAGAATGATTACATTTAAAAACGGTGTTGAAATTGAATTGACTGATAAGATGGTACTTGATTTTATTGGTGTTTGTAACGGTAATGAGTTTGTTGCAGAGGCTTGCCATGAGCGCTTACTGGATATTTACCAACATGAAAAATTAGCTTATAAAGGTGTTGAAACTTATGAATATTTTGATAAAATTAAAATGGTAGCTATTGACTATACAAAATTAGAATGGGAGATGTAACATGATAGCAAAATTTCAAATTATTCTTGAGGGGTCTACTCCTCTCAAGATTCAATGTGTGGATAAGTTTCCAGATGAAAAACTGGATATAGAAAAACAGGTATATTTAAACCGTGGATATAAACAAGTTGACGATAATTCTTTTAAACATGATAAGTTAAACAATCTTATCATATTTGAAAATGTGAAAAATTTGAAATTTTCAAAATATTCTCATTTCTGCTTAAAATCAGCTTTTGAACGCTATATACAAGGAAGGGATGGTTATTAAATGAAAAATTCATATAATAAATTAAACAAAAAAGGTCGTTTTTGGTTCTGGTGGTTCGCTTCTTGCAACCTTGCCATCTTGGTTTTTCTAGTGATTATGTCACTACTAACCTATACTATTTTCAAGCAACAAAAACAGCTTGAGCAACAACAAACAACCATCAGCAAGTTAAAGCGTGAGAATGACAATAATACAGCTTCTATTTTGCGCCTAATTGCTTATTTAGAGGGTGTAGGGGGTTAATACTATGGAACATCAAACACGCTTACAGGAACAAGAATTAGGCTATCTATACACGCTAAAATTACAAGATTTAATTGATAATTTAAATAGGCTTATAGCTAGTTCTTCTCGTGGTCTTATATCGCCTTATCAGATGGTTGAATCTGCTCATTACTATGCTATGGAAAGTATCGGTAAAATGGTTAGTGAATACCCTCAAACTAGGCGCAAAATTGACCTGCAAAAGTCTATTGATAATACTAATAATGAGTATAGGATAACAGGTTATCACACACGTTATATAAATGCTAAACAAAATGAGCTATTATATTTTGAGAAGTATCTGGAACTTAATAAAGTTCTCTCTGCTCTCTGCTCTCTTGCTCTTGATAACCCTGATGATGACGCTTACAAAATTATTGCAGACTATAAAAACAGTTAGTAGAAATTTTCTACTAACTGTTTTTTCTATTTTTCTATTTTTCTATTTTATGCAACTGTGATAAACCCGTCTGGTTGTGTTGTGAAACTCGGTTTTTCTGCAAGTTCTCCATTTTCTTTCATGAAATACCAGCCGTCTTTATACTTGATAAACTCATTAGAGACCATATTGCCACGTTCGTTTGTCATGTAATACCAGTTGTTCTTATATTTAACCCAACCAGTAACCATTGCGCCCGATTCGTCCATATAATACCACTCAGACCCGACAAGTACCCAACCAGTCGCCATTGCGCCGTTATCCTTAAGGTAGTACCATTTTTCATTGTCTTTGAGCCATTTGTTCGTTAAGCAATATCCTTTACTGTCGAAGTAGTACCACACATTAGCGATTCTTTCCCATTTATTATAGGGGAAACTACCGTTATCACGTTTGAACCACCATCCATTACTATCTTTTTTCCATGTCCCAGCGGTTCGGGTTTCCTGTTCTGGCTCATCGTCCAATAATACTATATTTTTATCAAATGGATTACTAGAATATTGCCACCATCTTATACCATCCATAGATGGGAAATACTCAAAGTTAGCTGTACCATCGTTTAGCCCATATCCTGCAATCCAGAGAGAATTAGGGAACTGTGCTAAAATCTGCTGATAGTCCACATTATCCAATGTAAAAGGTTTATAACTATAATAAATAGGTTTATATCCAGCGTCTGCAATCATCTGCATAAAACGTAAGCAGGCGTTAGTGTTTGCTTGTGCGTCTCCGCTTGGGTCGTCCTCGTAGTCTAGCACCAGATATTGAACTTTTTTGGGTACATTGTTAAGGAAGAATTGCGCTTCTGCTTCTGCTTCTGCCACGTCTCCGCCAAAGCGTGCGAAGTGATAAAAGCCAATAGGGGTAGACTGTTCCACTTGAGCAGACAAGCAAGGGTTTAAATAGGTTGTACTTTCAGAAATTTTAATGACTGTGTTAGTCGTTCCCATCTGTTCCAAGATACCTGTTATATCGTAACCGTTGTGACTTGAAACGTCAATAAATAAATCGTTTTTCTTAACCATTATTTCTTTTCTCCTTTAAATTCTTCCAGCAGGTCTTTCCCTGCGTCTAGTTGCGCTGTATATTTTTGTAACTCTTCTTGCACTCGTGCGGTCATAAACTTGGGAATAAATATACCCATAACAGCGAGATTCTCCATAATTGAAAGTGCATAGTATAAGTTAATGATAATCAGTAAAATCTGACCGACTGCCATAGCGTGAATATAGGTCAAAAATATCGCTACAAAATAGTAAAAAATGAATGTAAGGGTGTGTTTGATAACTCCTTTTAACCCTGTCCAGCTATCGGTCACTTTCCATTTCCAAGCCTTTAAAAAGCCTGTGATAAAGTCAAATAGAATCAAAGCAAAAAGAATTGTGATATAGTCGCCTTTAGCAACTTCTAGCATAATATTATATAACATGATTGATAACCTCTATAAATTTGTTTTTAGTTTCTAAATCTTCATAAATAAACATATTCTTAAGATAAAGACTTCTTAAGGTCTTACCCAATGCGCTGGCTTTATTCAAGTAAACGAACCCGTCTTCTACCTGTTCCACTTCCAGACAATAAGCGGTCAAATTCTTGTCAAAGCCTTTAGCGATATAAACCATATTGTCTATATAGTACCCTGTTAAGAAAGTACCGTCACAATAAAAGCTATATAGCCTAGACTTCAACCCTTTAATTTTAGCTATATTCTTATCGTTCTTAATTTGGAACTCGTTATTAGCAACGCTTTCATAAATACTGGACTTGCTCAATAGCTTAAAGAATCCGCTCTCTTTTTCTTCCTCGGTCTGAAAGGCTGAGTGCGGAGGGAACTCTATAAGCGTTGCATATTGTTTCAAATTATAGAACCGCTTGCCGTTGTCGTCATAGAATTTCAGAAAGGCAAAATAGGGATTGTTGAAATTACTTGCGTTTGATAGTAGATAAGCATGGCAACCGTCACGTCTACGAAAAACAGAAAAGATAAAGTTTAGTAGCGCTTCCACTTCGTTATCAAGATATCTCTTTTTACTGGTAACGTCTATCAATACCTCATCGTAGAGAATACTCATAACTTCATCATACTCTGACCCTTTCAAGTCTACCCAAGTAGATAGGCTCTTAAGATAGCAAACGATTTTCCCGTTAAGAATAATTTTGGTAGAAGACAAAACTAAAATATTTTCTTCCTCTTCCATGTTGTCCGCCCTGAAAATAATCTTAGTATGAATTTTACTAGCGTCGCTATCTATTACCTCAAAATTTGTAAAGACTTGCTTTAATAATTCGGTAGTAAAAAACTTGTCTTTGTCTATTCGGTCAAGCTCTGACTTGTTTCGCCTTAAATAGATGAATTGTTCCCCTTTCTCAATAAACCTCTTAAATAGATACTTCTTGAGTGCAAAGGTTTTCCCAATCCCACGCCCGCCAATCACAAAATTAAGATACTGGTTATAAGATAGCATTTTTTGCGGATTGTACCATTTTTCAGTTGCTTCGATAGAAAATCACTCCTTTCAATTTTATTATATCATACTTTTAAAAATTCGGGTTGTTTTTCTGAATGTCAAACAAAATCTTGTCTTCTTTGTTTGCTGAATAGTTCCATATCCTTACACCTGATTGAAAAATAGCCTGAATAGCGTTCATGTGCGACTGGTTCGCTCTTAGTGTTCCAAGATTGACGTTAATCATCTTAATATAATTAAACCGCTTTCTTGACCTCATCACGCTTAAAGCGTCATCAGTGAACCAGTTGACAAGCACCCCGTAACATTTGATATACTCGTTCGCTCGTCCCATGATTTCTTTTTGAGCGAGGGAGACTTTCCAATATACGTCAGTCAGCCTGTTCCCACTCTGGAAACTCAAGTCATTCCCGATTTGTTGTACGCTGATAGGCTGGTTCTGTAGGTCTGCCATGCTTGCGTTGTAAGCTCTGATAGACTGGTCAAGTGCTATCTTAGATTTCATGTTTGCGAGTGCGTTTGATTGAGATTTTAAGGCGTTGTTTTCACTTGTAAAACCTTGTTGTACTACCTTATCGTTATAATCTCGGTTAGCATTAAAGACTTTCATACCACCTGACGCAAGCCCACCAAGTGCACTCCCAAAGTTACCCGTTAGGAGATTTCCAGCCACGTTTAAGATACCGCTTGCACCTTCTGTCCATTGGTTGATGTTGGCGCTATCTACGGCAAATTGTGCGTTATAGCTGGCTTGTGAGTTAGCTGTAGCGACTTGTTTATTAGATAGGTCTATACTTTGCTTAAGCATTTCCCGATTCTCTTTAAACGTCAACTGCGTGTGTTCCATCTGGTTCTTGTGACCCTGAATATAGCTGGCTTCTTGATCGTTTAGGATTGCAACGCTTTTCCCTGTAACGTCATTAAGCCCGTACTTGAAATGCTCTGGGTTATATTCCGCCCATTCTCCACTATTCAAATTTTCCAGAATGTTCTTATCAGCATAGCTTACATTGTTAGCGTTGTTATACTCAAGAAAATTGATATGAACTTGATTACTATCGCCAAGGCTACCGCTTACAACTACTTTATATTTGTGGTTTTCGTCTATCGTCCTTGGTAAATATTGGGGCTGGTACACATAGCTGTTACCGTATATGTCATACAATTCTATTTCAGTAAATTCACTATTTAATAGCTGTATTTCTATTTCTAGGTCGTCTTTACTCATATATGAGCGTAAGCCCTCTTGTATCTGGTCATAGGCAATCTTTAATAGGTTAGGGATTTCATAAACATTAGGGCGATAGTCAAAAAATCCGTCTACTTCAATCAGCAAGGCTTCAACGTCAAAGGCTGTTTTTGAGTAGTCCCCGTTGCCTAGTTGTCTATCCCCTGTGTTACCTGTTATCTCTCCAATATCTCCACCAGCCACCACTTCGGGAGGGTAGATAATACTTTCAATATTAGCAACCGTGTCTATACCCGTTCTTTCGGTTGTGTAACCGCTCCAAGCGTAGTTTTGTTCTATGACGTCATAACTTGAGCCGTTGACCGCTGATATAACAGACGTATGCCCCCAGATGTTGTTACCTGATGGGATATAACAGACAATACAGCCTACTCTTAAATCAGCCCAAGACGGGTCAAAGCGGACTTTCCACCCCAAGGCTTCCCAGTCATAATCGCCCCCAATGTTGCTGGCACTCATACCCCTCTGCGTATCGCTTCCGCTGGCTTGTCTGCCGTTGCCGTTAGGGTTCGGGGTGTTGATACCTCCCCCGATGTCACAACCGCCCAGCAGTTGAGAATAGAGGGCGACTAGCCCGTAACATTGTCCGTTACCTACGCTAGTTCCTACTCGTGACTTGATTTCATTTAGTGCTTTTAGCGTTTCTGTAGCTTCTGCCATGTCTTACCCTTTCTGTAACTCGTCTTGAATAGTAGAAAGCCAAGCGTTTGCTTGCTCTATGCGTTCCGCTTCTTTATAAGCTACGCCCTCCCAGTTGTTCATAAAGTCGCTTGCATTGGTGCTGGCGCTTGCTGTGGAACTAGCTACCCGTCTAAACGTATCGGCTCGGCTCTCTTGATTCATAAATTGAAATTGTAGGTTAAAATCCCATAGTGATTTCCCTTGGCTTCGTGCAAAGTTCAAAAGCTCTTCACCCCTTGGACCCGTCCACTGACCTATCCCGATACCTATCCAGTGATTGCCGTCTGACCCTCTATAGCCTGCTTCGTTTAAGCTGATAGAGTAGAGACTAGCAAAAGCGCCCCAGCTTCCCATAAGGTTTTCTGCTGTTGGTTCTGATTCCATTTTCTCGTACTCGTAACCTGTAGCATAATCCGCCTCGTATTTCTTAGCGGTCACGTTACTTTCTGCTGAGAAGTTCCCGATAATTCCAGCAATCCCCTCCGCTGTTGCGTCTGGCACTAGCTTTTTGATAATTCTAGTAACCAACTTAACACGGCTTTCCTCGGTTGAAATGTCGCCCTCTTCGTTGGTGCTACCACTTCCACCGCTGGAAGAACTTCCCGATGTCCGATAGTTTCGGCTATTCTTGCGCCCAATCTCTGCAACACTGCCCGTTATATTAGACAAGATTTCTATATAGGTCTTGTCTCCGTCTGCTGTCTCTTTGTATTTTACACCAATATCACGACTTAAATACATATTGACAATCTGGTTAACGGTGCTTGACCCGTCCTGATTCAATCCGAAAAGGTGCTTATATAGGTTTTCAAGGTAAAAGCTATCATACTTTTTGCCTTGGAAAATAAAAGGTCTGGACGCTCCACTTTTCAAATTTACAGGGATAAAAAAGTATTTAAAGGTTTTCTGCATACCTGAATAACTCATATTTACGGGGCGGTTTGCCTTGGTGGTCATCTTAATCGTAGGTTTTGCCACGACTACAAGCCACTCTGTATCGATTCCGACTTCTCCAGCCCGTGTAGCGTACTTAGTCCCAACTGAAAAACCTTGCTGACTGTCTTTCAGTGCCCACAACTCATTAGGTAAGGTTTGCTGTTCCACTTGCCCAATCACATTAAGCGCCTTTAGTTCGTGCTGGTAGGTGTTCCAAACGTCCACCTCGTAGATAATGCGTGTAGCGTCTTCATTCAAATATAACACATCAAATACAAAAGCGTAGTAGGTGCGCCCATTGTTAATAAACCTCATGTAAGTCACATTCTCATATTTCTCCACCCGTCCAGAAACTACGATTGAACCGTTTCGCTGTGTATATTGAAACTTGTCATACTCATACACAATTTCTATATGTGGATTCTTTTTAGTAAAAAAATCCTCCATAGCTTCCTTTGTCTCAAAGTTTATCACATTAGCATAGTCATTTTTAAACGGGCTTTTTGCATAAAGCCATATCTTGGTTGATTCTTGCATAGTCTCTCCTTTAAAAATAGGAGGGCTGAAACCCTCCCTTATTCTTGTCCTATCTGTCCTTGTCCCAGCCATTGACCCGACTTCCTGACCGTGTGCGGTGCTGGTATAGCTTCGCCAACTGCGTTTGCTGGCTGTTCGCTGATGTCGTTCCAACCGTTTTTGCGCTGTTGGAAGATTCCAGAGGGGCGGTTTAAGGTCTTAAAGATTCCGCTCTTACGGATTGCCCACGGTTTCAACGTTTTAGGCTTTTTCTTGTTGGTATTATATAGGTACATACCCACATAAAAGGAATTGTCTGAATATTGTCCGTCTGGATAAGATACATTTATATTTAAGGCACTGGCTGATGAACTTTCTTCGGCTGGTATGGTTACGGTAAAGTCTTGTGAAACTTCATCATTTTTAATGACTTCATCGGTTGTATATCCGCTAAACGTCCAAACGGTGCGCCCGTTGATTTTAATATCATACTCTACCCGATACCCAGCGTTTGAGCTGATCCGTTTACTCCACCAAAAGAGGGCTTTAACTCTGATTTTCGCTGTGATAGAATTATCATCGTTTTTTGTCTCTTCTAGGATTTCAACGGATTCACCCCAGAACCTCATAGACGCCCATACAGACGGGTCATTTTGTCCATACTGTATATAGGTCGTGTTGCCGTTGGTCATATAGCCATAATCTGTGTCCCCTGAGAACTGCCAAGCATTAGCATAGGCTTCCGTCCAAGGTGCTACACCTGTACCAAAGTTTTCTACGTTGGCTGTAGTAGAGGTTGAAAATCTTGTTTCTAAAGGCATTAGATACCTCCTGACAAGTCGTTTTCTGTGCTTCCGTTGTTAGTCCTGATAAAGCTGTTTCCGTCTGGTGTACCACCGAATAGGTTAATGTTACCCGTTGCGATGTTGCGCCCTTGGTTAAAGCTACCAGTAAGCCCACCAGTCCAAGCGCCTGAACCCTCAAGGTTTTCAATGATTTTACGCAAAGCGTTTTGCAAACCTGCGTTAGCATTTTCTAGGGCTTCGATTCTCTCCTTGAGTACGTTGTTTTCTGCTGTGATACGGTTGTTTAAGGTTTCAACTTCTTTTGTGATTCTATCGTCTAGCTTCTTGATTTCTTTTTCTAGCTTGTCGTTTAAAGCGTCAATCCATCCGTCTAGGCGCTTAACTTCATCATCTACTTTCTTTTCAAGGTCAGCGATTTTCTTATTGACTTTAGCTATTTCAGCGTCAATATAAGGCTTGATAATCTTGTTATAGTAGATGTCCGCTTTTTTATTAAACCAGTCGTCCGCTTCCTTGCTTTCCATGTAACGGCGGATAAGCAAGGGGATAAGTTGCTCTAGGAGTTCGATCAAAGCGTTCTTATAGTCTTCTAGCTCACTTTCCAGCGCTACAAAGTCGTCCAGTAGTTGCTTAAAGGCACGCTGTAGCCAAGCCAAAAGCTCGTAGACTGAATTGGCATTATCAAAGCTGGTAGGAATTGAGGGGATAAGCCCCCAACGTTCCACCCAGTAAGACGAATAGCGCCCACGGTAAGCCCTGAAAAACTCGTCTTTAAATTCTTCTGGATTCATGTTTTAAAAAATCCTTTCTTATTTTAGTGTGATTCTTAATCTGCTATTGGAAACTCTCCGATAGATGGCGCTGATGGTGTTTCTGCTGGTGTAATTGGTTTGTATTCTAATGGTTGACTAGGTTCGTATGATAAAGGGTTTTTGTAGCCCTCAAAATGTTCTGACTGATGTTCAATTACTACTCTAATAAGTTTTGTATTATAAATAGTGTCAGTAGAGGCTTTTTTATAATTTGTAAACCATTCAATCATAAGTTGATAACTATCAATTCCAACTATATCATGGGTGTTAAATGTAAATGCTAGGTGTTTATCTTCTGTCAACTCAGCTTTAACACTGATAGTAAAATCATTTACAATCTTATAAGGTTTATCGCTATCAAGAAAATCCTCTCTTGTAAATCTAAACTGTGTTAGAGCGTTATTAGGAGAAATAACAGTAAGTAAAACATAATTATTAAAATAATCGTCATCTTGTAAACTGATATTTGTTGAATGTTTTTCAAATTGACTAATAATTTTTCCCCAGTGTGCGACTGTGATAGGCATGTTGTTTAATGCTTCTGTAATAGCATTGGTTACATACTCTTTAATCTTATTATCATTGATTGTTAAAGATTCTCTTTCTTTTGTAACCGTTACCAGTTCGCCATCGTTTAACGGGAATAAAATAAGGTCTTGATTGATAACAGCTTTTTTAGATGTTTCCCCTTCCATTGTTGAACTTTCATGAGTTGGAATAAGATAAGGCACATTTGAATCTAACTCATTGATTTTATACTGGTCAGCTATCATAGTAAAAATAGTATCGCCGTTCTTATCTTGTAACAAGTCAGCAAGGTCTTCCCTACCACCGATTGTTAAACTTTGAATCCCTTGGTGTTTCTGGAATTTAATCAATGAATGAATACCTCGAACCAGTTTAGTTGTCTTTGCCATTTGTTTCTACCTCTTTTTCTTTATTTATAACCTTAATTGAATTTTTATAAAGTTGCTCTAGTGTTACGATGTAACTCAAGATAGCTTTTAAAGTTTGTACCGTAGTACGTTTTTTAAAAATCCGTAGCAATGTATAACCGTCTTTCTTAACATAATCATCTATGTTAGATTTCAAAAACAAGTATATACAATCGCAAACCGTAGATACACGGGCGCAAGATTGGTCTGTATCGTCTCCGTGTCCCGTGACTTCGATTTGTAGCGTGTCCGTTGTCTCGGACAAGTTGATAATTATCATAATGTTTCATGTCCTCTTTCTGCTGTCATGATGGTGCGAGGCACTCCCTTTCTATCGTTGCTTACATTGATTTTAAAGGTTGCCCAATCTTCAAGGAGTTGCTGACCGTCAATCTCTACACGGGTTTCTTTTAGCCCATTGATAGCCATTTGATAGTTAGGTGTAACGATAACCCCGTTATCCCAATGGACAACCTCATTTACAAGGGGAATGCGTGAAAAATAGTTGTTATCGTCTATCACTCTGCCAAAGCCTTTAAGCTTGCTTTTGCTGTTCAGCTTCTCAAAGCTATAATAAGCGCCTACAATCTTAAAGCGGATAAATAACAATGCTTTAATAGATTGTAAAGGCTGGTAACTCTTTCTGATAGTCCAGAAAGTTTCATTTTCAATGCTTTCATAATGATAAGAGATAGGTTTTAACTTTATCCACAATTTAGACAAGTCGCCCAAGCGCCTGCTGTTTGACTGGATATAGTATAAGCCATCATCAGAATAAGCAAAATCCTGAAAGCTGAAAAGCGTGATTTCTTCTAACATACTATCATATTTTAGTATTTTAGCGCTTGATAAATCTTTCATCTATACCCCTTTCTAAAATACCTGTAAAAATAGCTTGTCGCAAACGTTGAAAATCTGGAATTGTATATCCTTTAATTCTGCATTAGCTTGTAAGCGTTCGGCAAGGCTTGAACCGCTCCACCCTGAGACGTTGCTTTTTGTATCTGCGTTGTTCTTTTGGTGGTTCTCTACCAAGTTATCAGCGTACTCTATAACCCCATAGCGGTCAGTAAAGACGATTTCTTTTCTTTCCTGTGGTGTGGTGTTCGCTATCTGTAAGGCTTGCCCGTCTGCTTTCTGGTTGCCTACTGTGTCAATGTTCATAGACTGGTTTAAGTCCTTGATAGCCTTGTTCCTGATTTCAGCAAGATATTTAAAGAGATTGAAACACTCGTTGTTTAGAACTTCCTCAAGGGCAATCTGGAAACGGGCAAAGGTTTCTAGTCCAATTTCCCTGTTGTAAAAGTGTTTGCAAAACTCTTTCTTGAAATTGTCTGAAACTCCGTTTACTAGCTCCATGTCCTTAAATAGTTCGTTATAGGTCTGGTCTATAATCGTGTTATAGTGTAGAAAGTCGCCGTTTTCATCTACTGCCAAGCCGTCTAGCCGTCCCGTCACACGGTTTCTATATCTGGACTTTAAAAAGGTTGCAATCGTTGCTGTGGTGTTATTCTGGGTCAATGATTGTTCCCTCCTTTTCTGCAAGGTCTAGCGCCACTTTGTCAAGGTTGAACTGCTGGATAGTCTCCGCTGGTTTAACAGATATTTCTAACCCGTAGCATTTATTGATAAGCTCAACGAATTTTCTTCTGGACTTCCAGCCTACTTCTATGTTTGCTGAGATAACCCCATTATTAGAAATAGCTTCTGAAACTACCAGACGCTCTTTTTTGTCTGACGGGTTATTGTTGATACCAATAAAAGTCAGGAGCTGGTTCATAACTCGTAACTTCTCATCGTGCAACTTATCCAGCAAAAATGGTGCGTCTGTTCGGAATACTTGGATATAGTCCGACAACTGCTTAAAGCTGTCTTGTCCGTCTTGGTCTTTCTGTTTGTTCAGATACACAACGGGTTCAAAATTGGCAATTTTGTTAAAGATGTTTTTCATAGATAGCACGTTAGTATTATCTACGAAAATAAAATACGGCGTGATTTGTGCGTTTCTATTTAGCTGTATTGTCAGTTCAATGTCTGCCAACTTTTCACAAAATAACTCCAGATAGCCTATATACGGATCATAAAAATTATTGTTAGGAATCACAATACAAGGTCGTTTAATCTTGTCTGGGTTGTCCTTGTGTAGTTCTTCAATCACTCTAAAATCATTTTCAGTATAAGCGATTTCCATTTGTTTAAAATAGTTCATACTGCTAGCGTTGACGGGTTGATAGGTCAAAGGCTGGTCATAATGGTTTAAGCGTTCCCCACGTGTTCCACCTTGGGCAATAAACCCAAACGTGTCATCATGGAAGAAAGCCACATGTCCGTTTTCTATCAGCTTCTTTTCTATAAACAACTCGTCAATATCATTAGGCAAACCCTCCCAAGTGAAATAATTGACCACGATATTATAGAAATAATTGAAATAAAACTCAAAAAAGGCTAGACGGTTACGCTCTACGGTTTCTTTGTTTAGCTCAATCTTGCCAAGATGTCGCTTGTAATTCTTGTAACTCATTTAGTCCCCTTTCACTTAATAAAATAGGCGGGCTATTGCCCGCCCTTGGTCAGCCTTTAGGCTTCCTCAACATACCAGAAATGAATGTTTTCAAAAAGTGAAAGGCTAGTCATGTAATGGTGATGATAGAAATAGTTGTAGGTCATGTTGCGAGGGTTGCGGATGGCTTCCATGTGTACCAGTTTATCTTTGTTAATGATAGACTTAGCAGAAATAAGGAAAGCAACGGGCTTCCGTCCATTGTTTGCACCTTCGCCCGTGAATTTTTCAAAATCATCTACTACAATAGTGCGAGCGAGTACGCTTGCTTTATCCATGTTGAAAGCGTTAGCCAAAAGCATGTCAAGATGTGTAGAAAATTCTGCGGAGATAACTAGGTACTGGTCTTCAATAGCCGTCATGTTTGGCACGCCTACAGGGTTGTTAAACTGCGTACGACTTGGGATTGTAAAACGCTTAGACAAGTTGATTAGAGACTGGTTAAAGTCTACAACAAAGTCTTGTTTGCTTTCATCGATTTTTGTTCCTGCTACTGTGATTTTCTTAGCATTGCCTTTAAGGTCAGTATAAGAGACTTCCGCAAGTGATTTCTCAAGTACACCCTTAACCGCTTGGTACTCGTCCAGCGTGTCAGATGAAAGGAGTGATGTAAACATTTTGTCCACAAATTCATCAAACGCCATGTCAGAAACAAAGGCTTTCTGAATCCAAGCACGTTCAAAGGTGCGCTCATAATAGTTTTCATTGTTTAAGGTGTGGTAGAATACCTCAATGTCTGTGTCAGCGAATTTGAACGGGCTGACGTCTGATTTTGCGTCATAGGTTTTCTTCTCTGCTGGGTGTACATAGATTTCTTGCAATGTGTCCCCAAACTCAAAGGTTTCAGACTTGAAAATAGCAAGAGGATTTTCATAAGTAAGCGCCTTGATAACGGTTGACCCGATACGATTTACAAGCGCTGTGAAAAACTCGTTGGCGTGCTTTTGAAAATCCTGATACGGTACGGTTGCGTGGTTAATGCGTGCGCCCTCAAGAACTGGAATATCTGCCTGATAGTCAGCGCTGGCACGGGTGCGAATAGAGTTCAATAGGTCGATGTTTGAGATTTGTTTCCCTGTCTGACCTGATAAAAATGTGGTAATTTTATTAGCCATATTATTCTTCTCCTTCTTCTACCACGTTTTCGTGGTCAATGTTCATTTCTACCCCCTCAACTTCGCTGGCTGGGGCTTGCGCTGGATAGTTTGGCACTTCCTGCGCTGGTGTGTCTGCTGGCATAGTTGCTGGCGGTGTAACTTCTGCGACTGTTTCTGGTTCGTCCTTGAGTGCGTCTAGTGCGTTGTTAGGATACCAGTTGATTGATTTTGAAAATGGTTTCATCTTCTTTTTTCCTTTCTTTTAAATAACAGCGTTGATTGCTGATACTACGCTCATGTCTTCTTGTGCTTGTTTCATGATGTCGTCTTGTGCGCCTAGTCTACGGTATAGTTCGTTATTAGCCGAACGTAATTCGCCGTTTTTCTTGTTTAAGCGCTCAACGTCTTCATTCAAGACTGAGATAGACAAGTCAACTTCGCCCACAAAGGTTTTAATATCCATTAAATCCGTTGTTAGGCTCTCAATTTCTTCATCGTTACCGATTTTAGAAATTGCATTGTTTAGGATTTCTAAACATTCCTGTGAGGTCATAGCCCTCTCCTTTCAATTTTTAAACAAAGTATATCATACTTGACAAAATAAAGCAAGTATGATATGATGAACCTGTAAGGCTTTTCAAGGCTTGTCTAGTGCTGGGTAGATGGTTACACCTCAAGGGGTGCTATCCAGTACGGGTCATTCTAACCAACTGACTTTTCAAGCCATGAAAAACGCTTTATAATTGGAGCTTTCCCGATTGGGAAGGCTCTTTTTATTTACCGAATAGCCCTGCAAACGGGTTCACGGGTTGCACTTCTTCAAGGGTCAACGTGTCAGCCATCATCAAAGCATTGAGACGGAAAAAGTCGTTTCCGTTGTCGCCACCCTCTACAAACATAATCGCAACGTATACGGGAATTTCTGTTTTGTAGTTCGGCGTTTTCTTGACTGTGATTTCTCCTGTTTCTGGGTTCACGTCCTCGTAAGAGATACCAAAGTTCACTTCTTCAAAGTCGGTTTCACTTGTGAAAATTTTCACGTTTTCAGTTGCCTTAACAATAAAGTAAGGGCGAGCGTCTGGGTCTTTTTCTGTGTCTGGTGTGTAGAGTTGTAGACCAAAATCAATTAGCTTTTGTGCGTCTTCTTCTGTCGCTGGGACAAGGTACACGGCTTTAGTCGCTTTCTTTTGCTTATATTTACCGTCTGACTTGTTAGATGTCGCTGTGATTGTAGCCTGAGCCACAACTGTATCAAAGTTTTCATGTTTTGCTTGTTTTTTAGCCATTTTGTTTATCTCCGTTTGTTGATTTTAAAAATTTTAATGGTGTGATGATTGTATTGAGATTTTCTAAATCGTTTTGACGGTTTTTTGATTTCTCGTAACAATCGTAAAGAGCGTTAGAAGAAAGAGAGTAGATTTTGTTTTCTTCTAAATAGCAACAAAGATTGTAAAAAGCATTGATTGAAATTTTATCAAATTCTTTTGAAACAAATTTGTATAATTCCATGATATAGTCAAAATCTTCATAGGCATAATGTGCTTTTAAGTATGATTTTAGAAAAATAGTGTTTTTAGGTGCGTTGTTTGATTTCTGGTAGTAGTACCCTTTTTTATTTTTAACCTGTTGTTTATGTAATAAATTTTTAAAAAAGGAGCGGTAAACCGACAAGATGAACCCATCATACAAGATAGTCTGTTTCCCTGATTTTAAAGGTTGTTTCATAAATTAGAGTACCTCCTTTAATCTGCTTACTTGCCCTTTTTCCCTCAAAGGTTGCCCCTATCACAAAGTTTTCAAAAGTGATTTTTTCTTTGATTTCTGGTGTCATTCCTGCGCCCTTAACGTCTAGGTGTGTTGTCCCGTCCTCTTGTATCAATTCTTCTATGTACAGCTTAGAGCGTAGATATTTTGCTTTCACGGCTCTACCCTCATGCGCCCACTTCCCAAACTCTGATGGGTCAATGTCAAGGACAAGGCTGTCAGAATGGAAAAGGTGCAAGCTGTCTGTGTCAGCATATAAGAAATTATCATAATTTTCTTGTGCGTTTGAGATGATAAAGTGACGGGCAATAGATGTTACAAATAGCGCCACGGGTGCATATACGGGTTGTACTTCTTCTTCATCGTCATTTTTAAAACGTAATATCCCTTTATCGTCCAGATAGGCTAGTTTCTTTACTGATATGATTTTAGCACCAAACTTACCATATAAGCTATTAAGCATAATCTTAGCTTTTTGTTTTTCTGCTGGGCTTTGTGCGTTTTCTTTCTTATATCTGTAAGTTGTGATATAGTCATCAAACAAACCTGATTCTGTCTGAAATTCAAGTGTTTCAACATACATGATAGAACTATCATAATGTTTTAAAAATAAGTCAAGGTCAAAATTAGTCAAATATAGGTCTATAACCTCGTTTTTAGAGGTAGTCACATAGTCGCTAGTCCTGACCCCAATGCGTAAAGCGTCAAGTTTGCGCTTAATCTGTATAGTTGGGAGGTAGCCACGTTTTAAGTCAAAATCGGCTTTAATGTGATAGATATAATAATGGTCTTCCTTTATCTCCTTGGGTTTCCCCTTGTATCTCTTCGGTATTCCAATAGGCAAAGCGTTCTGTAGCATAGTAGCAGGATACATACTATTAATGTCATAGATGTCTATCAACTGTTTCAACGTGCGCCCTTGCGTTTTAGGGTTGGCAAACGTCCAGCCCCCACGGTAAGCCTTACGACAAAAATCATCTACCTTTTCGTCCAAGATTGGGAAAAAGTCCCTGAACTTTCGTTTTGACTTCCTGAAAATCCGTTTAAACTCTGTCAGCGCCTCACTTGCTGACGTGTACTTTGTGAAATTTTCTTCATAGTACATGGCAAAGATACCACGGGCTAGGATTGCAACGTCTACATGAATGTAGTCAATCCATTCTGGCTTTATTTCATCTGGCTTATGTTTTAGCAAGGGTGTAGTCCCTTTTGCGATTGGCATTTTGAAAAGCCCTGCCATCGTAGCGATTGAGAAATTAAGGATTTTTAGAGAGTCTCTGAAAGTCAGCGTAAAGTCTGGAAATTCTAGCGTTATAGAGTACCAGACCCCCATATCATTGATAAAATAAGTACATTCTATATCATTGTTCAGAAAGAAAGATAACAAGAAAGAGCCGTCAAACTTGAGATTATGAAAGAATATGATAAATTCATCTTCTCCTGTTTCGGTATAAGTCTTGTCTATGTCAAGATAGAGAGATTTTAGAAAATCCTCTAGGCTAGTGTTTACCTTGAATGTGTCTAGCTTGTCATAGTCAATAACCTTTGCGAAACAAGATAGCCATACTTCCGTTTCTTCCTCGTTTGTAGTCGTTTCAAAGTCGCCTGCATAGTAGCAAGTCACTTTTTACCTCGTTTCTTGCTTCTTCTCATGTCGCTGACAAATTGCTTGGAAAACTTATCTACATTATCAAGGATTTCACGGGCAAGGCTGTCCTGAAATTCAAAAGCCGTTTCTTTACCGTCTGTGTCTACGAAAACCATAACGTTATCAAATGAAACTTTGTCAGACGCCCCACCTGTTAGAAATGCGCCAAAGTTGCTGGCACTCATGCGCCTTATGCGTGAAATCATGGATTTAAACGCTTTTTCTTGCGCCTTATTCCCTATTTCTCTTGTGTTGTAGTGCATTTCTTCAAGGGCTGATATATAGCGTTCCTTGGCTTCTCTGTCACGTTGTGAGCGGTATTCTTTGACCTCTTTAGCTGAATGAAAGCGGTTTAAGTCTGAGCGCTGAGAAGAGCGAAAACCTTGGGTCAGCTTTTCAACTGAAAACTTGTCCCCGTACCATGCTTTAGCTTTTTTCACATAGTCGCTAGTGTAAACATGGTTGCCAAAGACTTGAGTACGTCCCTTGCCTTTTACCTCATTGTAGGCACGCTCTAGCGCCTTGTCACTCATTCCTGAAAAGTCCCACCTTCCACCCATAAAGGCTTTTATCTCGGCATTAGATGCGCCCTGACGTTGTAGCGTTCTTTTCTTTCTGGTTAAATAGTCCCGTTGTACCTTCCTTTGTTTTGATGTTAAAGCCATTTACTACACCCCTTCCGCTGGTTGTTCCTCTCCGTATTCTAAGGCGGTAGCGAATGGAATAGAAGCCACATAGCTTTTATATTCATAGTCAACTACCTCTATAGTGAGATAGCCCTTAAAACGCTCTTTTAGGTAACGTTCAATATATGGAAGCTGTCGCCGTTGGTTTATCGTTACCGTTTCGGGTGTGATAGTTACCTGACCATCTTCATTCTTATATAGATTGAAAGTAACCTGTGTAGCGTTGAAAGTACATTTAATAGGTGTATCAGTCAACTTTTCTTTTTCTCCTTTCTTTAAAATTTGCTTTTTACATTTAAGAAAATAAATATTATTTATTTTCTTATTTAAGTTTACCACATTTTCAAATAGAAAGCAAATGATAAACTTAATAAGAAAGTAAATTATTTATCAAGACTTAAAATTGTAAAAACAATAAACTTTAAACGGTTAGCCGTCATATCTTCGCCTTTATATTGTGAAATAGGATAGATAAAATCTGTAATGAATTTATCAGACAAACCTAGCCTTTCTGATAAAGAAGATAACACCCTGATACTCATAATAATCAAATCCTCACTACAGATACCAGAAAATTCTGTAAACTGTTCTGGGTGGTATATCCACGATTTACTATTTAAACCTTTCCTTACTAGCTTATCAATGTTTTCTTCTGTTGTTTTAAATAGTTCCATTTTCCTTACCTCCTTATGCAATATCCTTTTTAACTTCTTCAACTTTTTCAAGTACAAAGATTGTAAGCGCCATTTCTTGAAAATCTTTTTCATCAAGTCCGATAACATCGCCATAAACTTGGATAGCTGTTAATA